ATTAAATAAATATTGCTATGTACGAATGTTTTATGAAAGATATTATTCACGAGAGTATTTATGATATTTGTAACAATATATATGATGATATTTGCTACAATAATAATAATTGTCATGATGAAAAAGATATTTTAAATAAAGATTTAAATGATTTTATTGAATGTAAAATAAATAAACTAACTATTTATGATATTAATAATATTCTACTTTCATACGGAATTGATAATGCATATAATTATTATGTAAATAATATGTATAATGAAATGTTTTATTTATGTTTGCAAGATAATAAAAATAAATTAAGTATTTCTAGAATTCTTGTTAATTGCCTAATTACAACTTCTTTTGAAATTAGATAATTATTAAGTTTCAAATTTAATATACTTATATTATATATAAGTATCATGTGTATTTTTTCTGAATATAAAGATATATTTGGTGTTTCAAGAGAAGGAATACATTCAATAAGGGTATTTGATTTTGCTATAATTGATATTATTATGACATTTATAGGAGCATTTATTATATCATATTTTTTAAAATTTAATTTAATTTTTACATTTATTTATTTATTTATTTTAGGACAACTTTTACATATGTTATTTTGTGTAGAAACCAAATTTATATCATTATTTTTTAATTTTAAAAAAGAATAATTAAAAAAATAATAAAAATTGATAGTGTATATAAAGAATAATTAATATATATATTCAACTATGAACGTTCTTCTACCAAAGCAATTTAATGTCGACAAGATTAAGTATTCAGAAATGAAAGTAATGAAATCAGGAGCTAAATCTGTATATGTTAATTACATGGGCTCTAAAGTTTATATCCAAACACCGGTTCTTAATATTCCTTACGGAGTAAATGATAATTCGCAATTTATTAAGGAAGATTCACGCAAAGACGAAGCTCAAAAATTTGATATTACCGTTTCTTTTAAAGGAATTGAAGAAAATCCAAAAATTAAATTGTTTCATGATAAATTGATTGAACTCGAAAATAAAATTATGGAAGATGCTTTTGTAAATAGAGTAGCATGGTTCAAAAATAATTTTGAAGGAAATAAAGGCACAGTTTCAAATATGTTTAGTCGTATTATTCGCCGCGACAAAGATAAGGATACAGGAGCGTATGCTGATAAATATCCTCCTACTTTTAAAGCAAAAATTCCTTATAATTCCGCCGAAGATAAATTTGATCTTGATACTTATGATATGGATAATAACGAAATTGATTTTAAAGAATATGTCTCAAATCTTAAAGGAGGAAAGGCTCAATTTATTATCCAGCTTAATGGTATTTGGTTCTCTGCTGGAATGTTCGGTTGTAGTTGGAAAATTGTATCTGGAAAATTTCAAAAAATTAATTCTTCTAAATTGACTTTTGTAAAAGATAGTGATGATGAACATTGTGATGATGAAGAAGACGATGATATTGATGTTGATACTGAGGTTGTTTCAAAGCAAATTGAGAAAGTATCATCGTCTAATGTTACAAAACCAAGTGTAACTAAAGAAACAGCTAAATCAGTTGTTGTTAAAAAAGAAGAAGATGAGGAGGAGGAAGAGGAGGAAGAGGAAGAGGAAGAGGAAGAAGAACCCGAACCTGAACCCGAACCTGAACCCGAACCTGAACCTGAACCTGAACCTGAACCTGAACCTGAACCTGTAAAAGTAGTAGCTAAAAAGGTTTCTACTAAGAAGAAGGTTTAGAAATTCTTAGAGAATAAATATTAATATAAAAAATATTAACCCCATAATTACACGACCTAAAGGCGATGGTTCTTCTATATTTAGATCATATATTTCTATATTATTTGATATTATTTTAGCTATCATATCAACTATTTTATAAGATACTGGAAGAGATAATATAATAAATAAAAAAAACCCATAAAATGCTGTCTTAAATTTATTTACATATATATCATAATTATTTTTTTGTTTTTCTTCAATAGTATTTGGAATAAAATTTGAATTTATAGGTGTATAAGCAAAATCTGGAGTATATTTTATATCATATGTATTCATTATTAACCTTAACTATATTCTACAAAATAATATAAGAAAAAATTATTATCTAATTCATTTATATTATTTATATTAGGCATTTCCAAATTAACACGAAATCTTGTTTCGATAGTTGAACCAGTTATGAGCCAAGTTGGTATATTGTCAAAAAAATTATTAGAACACATAGCTAAAGATTTCATAAAATTACAACATAATATATATAATTCTTCATTACATTCTTTAAACATTTTAATAGCATCTTTACAAAAATCAAATACTAATGTATCCGGAGTTATATTATTAAAATATTTATTATTTTCAGGAATATCATTTGAAAACAACTTAAAAAATTTTATTATTTTTAAAAAATCTACATTTGTTAAATTTTTAAACCATTCGGGACTATTATAAAATCCCCTTCTTTCTATTTCTATTGCTAAATCTGTAAAAGCATGCATATTTGTTTCCCATTTGTATTCTTCCGATTTTATTATTAAATTATTGTATTTTATAAAATTATTTAAACTTTTAATGATATTTTTACTTAAAACTTCTCTATTATATGGATTATAAGGTTCTTGTTTATAGTTTATACAAGTTCTTATAAAATATTCTAATTCTATAGCATCAAATATATATTTTTCTTCTCTACTATTTTTAAATATAAATAGTCTTTCTCTTGGTATATTATCTATATTTTCTCCTGTAAATAATTCTTCACAATTCATATAATTATCTCCAAATTGATATTTTATAATTTGTTTATCTTTTAACCTTTTTTGTATTTTTAGAAATATAGATATATTTTCTTTATTATTACTTAAGTTATAAGTATTTTCATTTATTTCATATAATAAAATATATTTTTCCATTTTGCTTGTGTAATTATTCTTTTTAAATATATAGTATTTACCATTTTCTATAATATTACATATTATTTTATAAGGTATATTTTTTAATAACTCTATAAATAACTCCTTTTTATTTATATTAATATTATTAACATATTTATATAATTCATATAAATCAGTAATATCAATAGTATCCTTATTTTTAAAAACATCATAAAAAATTTTATATATATATCCATTCTTAGTATTTTTATGATATCTGCAGTATTCGCCTTCATTTGTATCTCTTAAACATAACTTGAATTTATCATATCTACAAATACATTTTTTAACAATATATGAAGATATATTATTATTCATTAATATTACTATATATAAATTTTTTACACTTCTTATTTACTATAATTCATTATTTATATAATTACACAGATATTAATACTCCAGCATTTTTATAGCTAAAATAATCATATAACTTATTATTTAATAAGACATATTTAACACCATTGCGAGATACTACCTTGCCTTTATTTTTTTTAGTTCTTTCATACAATTTATATGATTGTATTTTATTATCATCAGCAATATTGTGTGTATAAGATAATTTATTATCATTAATATTTATAGGCCAATTATAACATTTGTATCCATTTTCTAAAGGTTTATTAACCTCAGAATGTATTATACAATCTAATGAAGAAGCTTTCAACATATCTAAAAATGTTTTTATTAATTTTTCCTTTTTTTGCGCTTTATGTAATATATGCTGATCTGTTGTTAATTCATTATCTTTTTTTCTAATAGTTGGATTAGATGCCAATTGTTCTTTAGTAAATTTCATAATATATTTATAAACAGTAACATCTCTATCTTCAACTGGCAAAGACATATGACTACATGATCTAACCGCTCTTCCTATAACTTGTTCTATACGAACAGAGTTCCAGAAATACTCGGTTATCAATACACGTCTTACATTTTTTAAATTTAAACCCTCAGCACCTGATTGCGTAATCATCATTACTTTCGCAAGTATTCCATAACGTTGATCTATATTTTCTCCTTTATTTGGAAGAGTATTCTTAATATTTTCAGGAAGATCAGAAAAATCGCCATTAAATATTTTCATTAATATATTTGTTTTAATACGATCAGAATTAAATACAACATATCTTTTATTATCATATTTCTTATCAAATACATCAGGATTTTCAAATATATATCCGTATTCTTCGCTTTTAGTTATATTTATTTCAATATAACCTTGTTTATTTAAAACTTCTTTAAATATTCCTAAACCTTCAACAACACGAAATTGAGAATATACTAATACTGTTCCTGGAGATGTATTTATATCTTCTAACATATTAGCAAATTTAGGACTATAATTTTCTTCTAAATTTTTAACATCAAGGTAGTTCCCTTTTTTTAATTCTTTTAAAGCTTTATTTAATTTCAATTCATATTCAACAGCAACCTCTTTATTAATATCAACTTCTACAATATCATCTTCGTCTTTATCTTCATCATTTAAAGAAATCTCCTTCTTTTTTAAAAGTCTTATATCTTGAGGGAATTCTCGTATAATTTCATCAGGAAAAGCAAAATTACATACTAATCTACTAAAAGCGCGATAAACAGAACTAGTATCAGCATCTTCTTTTTTTGAGAACATTCTCTTTCTTTCATCCATATCTATTTCTTTTTTTCTAACTTCAACATATTTCTTCATCTGATTTTTTGTCATATACATATATTTAATACGATCAGGTAATACACGCGGAAATAATTCAGAACCAGTTATTTTATAATAACTTAATATTCCTAATATTCTTCGTTTGAATAAATCTTGATTTAATATTTTAATATCATCGGGTTCCTTATCATCTATAAAAATTTTATTAAATTCTTCTTTTTTTATTGGAAATACAAAATCCGTTGTCTGTTTATATGCTAAAGATAATCTAAGTTCTTCATTGTTTTCATCTATTTTTACTATATTTTTTATCATATCTTCAAAATCATTATCTGATATATTATATTTACTATCATATATCAAATCTAATTTAAATTCAGAATTATTATTATATATTAATAATTTATCTATTTTTTTATTTCCACAATCAACATATTTAATGTCATCGATGCACTTATCCCTCAAATATTTTAAAGTATCTATTATTTTAATTATATTTTGTCTAATCTTCTCTTTATCAGTGTTTGGAAATCTTGGTGCTGGATGTTTATCAGGATTTTTTTCATATTTTTTTATATTTGCTATAGCTCTTGAAATTATAACTTCAATAACCTTTTTAATAGGAGCAAGAGAATATCCAAATATTATATTATAATTTTCTCTAAGATATGGATGTGTTAATAACCACGATGGAACATTTAAACCTTGCGTTTCAAATATTATATTTTTATTTTCTTTTAGAGCTTTTTCTAAATTTAAATTAATTAAATTATCACAACTATCAGAAAAACTATCATTACAATTTTTACCATTTCTTATATCAAAATATGCTTTTTCAAAAGCATCTAATAATTTATCGTCAGGTTTTTTATATTTATTTTCAATGCGAACCTTATTATTATTACATTCTTCGTTAACACTTTTAATTATTTCAAGAACTCTTCTTTTATATTCTTTATTATTTGTTACTAAGTCATCTATTATTATTTTAACATTATCGTCTTTTAATTTTAGATAATTTATAATTTCTCCATATAATTTTGTTTTTTGTGATCCTGTTATACCATTTGTTACTATAATATATGGTTTCTTTACATCTAATTTTTTATCGCCAATTCTTTCACCATCTTTTTTACCATTTTTTTTAGGTAAAATTTCACATTCATTTATTTTTTTTATTAATTGTTTAATAATCTCATCTTCTTCGATATTCCATTCTTTTTTTGTTATAGTTGTACCATTCTCTCTTTTATAATTTTTAGGTAATAATATAACATTTACATATTTATCTCCATGATATATTTCATCAATATATCCATATAAATTTGTATTTTGTATTTTTTCTATTATTTTTTTCTTATTAGCTTGCCCGTCTAATATACTTATATTATAGGTTGTCATAGGACCTCTTAATAAATTTATTAAAAAAGATAATTCATAAGGTTGATTTATAATAGGAGTTCCAGATAATAATACCATTTTAATATCCTTTGCTTTAATACAAAAATTGTATATTCTCATTGCTAATGTTGAACCATTTGCTATTCTATTTATAAAATTATGAACTTCATCTACGATTACAAATGTATTATCGAAAGGATTGCCATTTTTTTCTAATTCATCTATTAAAGCCTTTGTTAAACCATTATAATTGATAAATGTATATCTATTTCTTATTATATGAGTAATAGTTTTATTAATTTCTTCTTTATAAACAGCATTTAAATCAGAATATTTAATATCATTTATTACTATTTCAGCACCATCTACATCTTTATTATAAAGAGGAACCCAAATATTTCCTGTTTTTCCTATTAATTTTTTATCAATAGCATATTTACTTAAATCATCAATTGCTTTAGTATTTTTTTTATCTATTTTCAAACAAGTCCATGATTTTTTTAAATTTAATCCTACATTAGATATTTTCATTAATTCATTTTCATAATTCTGCGATAAAGAAGCTGGTGTCATAATTACCACCTTTTTTTTATTAATATATCCTTCTGCCGCAGCAATAGATGCGCCTGTTTTACCAGAACCTAATTCATGATATAATAATATTCCACGATATGGACTATCAATTAGCATATAATCTTTTATAATTCTTTGTTGTGGAAATAAAGAAACTTTTGAAACATCTAAATCACAACTATCTTTTGTACAATCACATGATGCTTCTGTCTTTTTTTTACTATATTTAGAAGGATGAAATGTATTATATATATATTTATTATAGCTTACTCTATTAGGAAGAATCCAATCATTAGTTTTTACCTCTATATTCATACACTTATCTCTAATATAATAATTCAAATTAAAAAATATTATATAATTAGATTAACAATAAAAATAAATATGACAAAATTAGAAAAACTTTTAGATAAATGCGAAGCAATGACTTTATTATGTACAAAAGCTTCTAGTCATTGGAGTTTTATTAAGTTCTGTTTTGCTATTCCACTTGTATTGACAAGTTCAACTATGTGTATTATAAATAGTATTAGTGATGATGCTAACTCTATTAAAATACCTAATATTATTGTAAATGCTGTAAGTGTTCTTATTATGTCTCTTACAAATAGTATAAAAGCAAGCGAAAAATTTGAAATATTTAAAAAATTATCTCAACAATTTATGCTATTATCTCAAGAATTAGAATCAATTGAAGGTAATATATCAAAAGAAGAATTTAGTTTATTATCATTAAAATATGATAATTTAATCCAAGATTGTTCATTTGAAGAGATACCTTTAAAATATAAAATAGAAGTATCTAAATGTTTTAATGATTGTAATAGATATATTCCTATTCAATTAAATGGAATAATAGGAAATACAAATTTAATCAGAAGATCTTTCGGCAAAGAAAACAAATCACTCCAAAATATGATTCCTGATGCTTCATTTGTAAATATATCAAATATACCGCCTAAAGAATTAAAAAAAGAAGAAAAACAAGAAGAAAAAAAAGAAGAAAAAAATAATGAAATTATTCCAGGATACGGAGAGAATGTCTAATTATATATAAACCCCATATCTTCATAATTCATATTCTCATCATCACTATCATTATCATAACTTATAAGTATATTTTCACCACCATCACCTTCACCTTCACCATTTTTATTATCATAATTTACATCATATATATTGTCAAATAATTCTTTATCTTTGCGTTCATTAACATCGACGTTATCAACATCATTCATAAAATTATCGAGTTTAGCATTTTCATCATCTTTAATTTCTTCGAATAATTTATATTTAATCCCAGCTTTTTTTAACTCTTTAATCAATAAATTTTCTTCAACACTTTTATCATTTAATATGTTAATTTTGTTTTGTTTATTTTTTTCTCTTTGTTCATTTAAAAAATTAATATTTTCTTCTGCTGTTGGAAAAGATAATTGTATTATTTTTAATATTTCAGTATATATAATTTTCATTAACTCTTGAATTATACTGCTATTCACTATGGTAGAATTCAAACTACCATTAATTAATTGTTCTGGATTAAATGGACAACATAATGCTCTACTTACTATATATTTATTAATTCTTTCTATGTCTACTTCATATTCATCAGTAATAAGAGTATTTAAATTATTTAAATCTATTATAATATTTCGCAAATCTTTTATTGAAATATCTATAAGTAATGTTAATTCTAAATCTTCTTTCTTTTTAGAAAAACAATTTAATATTTTTATAATAGCTAATATTATGTTTTTATATTTTATTTTATTTTTATAAAAACTATTTATAAAATTTTCATTTTTAATATTTTTAGAAGTTTTCGCTAATATATTTAAATTATTTTTAATTTCATTATCTATTTTTTTAGCATTAAATTCAATATCATCTATTGATTTTTTAGATAAAATAGTATTATCCTTTAATCTCATATCATTTAACCACAAAGGAACTATATAAGATTTTAAACTATATGTTATATCTTCTTTTATAGTGCTATATATTTCTTTTTCGACAACATTTTTATCAACTAATAGAGGAATAAATCGCAGATCTCGTCCCTTATTTGTCAATCTCTTTTTAGCAAATTCTTTTTTCCAAGAAATTAAATCCTTTCTTTTAGCATTTTTTAAATCAATATCATCGCTAAAAGTAGAATCTAATTTTTTTAAACAACATCCGTGTAAAAATTTATGTAATTTAATATAATTTATATCAGGCATATAAATAAGTGATTTTACATGTTGTTCTTTACATAAATTACGATTTTTTACACATATTTTGTTATCACGCATTTGTTTAAATTTATCTTGTTCAATTAAACCTCTCATTTCTTTTTTCCTGCTTTTAAATAATTCATATTTATCTCTCATATTTTCTAAATATGTTGTGTAGTTTTCTTCAATATATTTAATAGTATCTTTCAATAAATTATCAATATTTATTGAAAATTCATTATTATTACTTAAATATTCTTTTGCTATATTTAATATGTAAGGAAGAACTCCTTTGTCTTCACTCTTTTTTAAATTATTAAAAGGAGACCCATATTTATACCAGTTAACTATATAATTATCATTTAAATCATTTTCATCTAAAGGAAAAGTATCTTCTAATATTTTTTCTTGAACATTAATTATCCAAAAAGAAATAGCATGTATAAACATGTTTTTAATGATTTTTAACCATTTATTATTAATTTTAATAATTAAATCAATAGTATCTTTATCTAATTCATTAACTAATCCATTTATACTTGATATATGTTTAGGAGATACCTTTTCTAATATTTTTAAAAGCGTATTATCAATCTCTATATTATTTTCTTTAAATTCATTTGTATAAATATATCTTCTTGAAGGAATACTTCTATTGTATTTAAATAATTCACTACATAATATATCATAATCTAATTCTATATTAGACATCTTACTAATTTCATATAATTCTGGTAATATAATTTTTAACCCATCTATAAATCCGTCTTCTGTTTTATAATTAATATTTGTTAAATATTTATTAATATCAAGAATATCGATAGTATATTTAATATCATATATTTCATTTGCTACATTATCTTGATCTTCGATATCTATGTTTTCTTCAGCATAATCATTAGGAATACCTTCATATTTTTCTATATCCTTTCCTTCTTTAATTTCTTTAACCTCGCGATATGATATTAGATATTGTTTACCATCTGTATCATAATCTGTTATGTGATTACGTGAATATTCAACTTTTTTTTTTAATAATTCATAATTATTTAATATAGCTTCTTTATCATAATGTGTATTTAAAATTTTATCTATTTTCTCAATAGTTTCTTTAATATTTTTAAGATTAATAAATTGTTTTATATTAGTTAATATTTGCTCTATTTCTTCATTTTCAGCATTATCAATAAGCAAAATTAAATTATATATATTTAAATTATTTAAATTATTTATTTCATCTGTTACCAAAACATTTGTAAGATGTTCTTCTAATATTTTTTTAGTTTTTTCCAAAAAATTTATTGTATTATCTTTTAAATCTAATAAATTTAAACTAGATTTTAATTTATCAAAAAATATTAATTTTTTATTAGATATATCACTCTTCTTTATCTTTACAGGTCTTGATACATTTTTCCTTTCTTTTTCATATTCTGTTATAGATCTCATATAGTTGTATAAAATATCATAATCAGTTTCATTAATTAAATCCAATGATTTACCAAATTTTTTAAAAATAGAATTTATATTATTATAATTAAGTGTAAAATTATCATCTTCCATGTCATTTAAATATTTAATTATATGTGTCATATCAGGTTGAACATCTTTTATCAATTCTCTTATGTTATCATAATTATATGCTAATTTTAGATTTATATTTTTATTATCAATTAAAAAAGATGTTATTTGTTCATATATATTATCATTTATAGTTGCTTTTGGTATCTTATAATATGCTGAAATTATAGGAATATTTACTTCATCTATAGGAAAAACTGGATAATAAATAGGATACTCAGTATTTTGATAAGGTTCAAGAGATACTACTATTTTTTTATCATTATTAAAGCGAATATTTGTAGATTCGTTATTATATTTAAGGCAAAAAAAATACTTATTTTTTGCTTTAGTATATTCACTTATCTCTCTTTTTTCTAATTTATTGAAATAATTAGCATCATTAGGATCTTTATAATTCAAATCATTTTCTTTTTTTTCTGCTTCTACATTAAATATATAATTATCATAATTATTTAATAGTCCTCTTTTTTTATTATTATCATCTATTATTTCATAGAATAATTTAACCACATTCTCAGCTTTTTTTTTATTTAAAAACATATTATACAAATTATCTTGTATATCATTGCGAGATAAAGCAATAAAAGAAGGGTTATCTTTTATAATATCATCTAAACTCATTATTTCTAAATACTCAATTTCATCCAATTCTTCATCTTCAAATTTATACATTAAATTATCAATTTCAATAGACATTATTTAGAATAATATTACTCTTCTTTTAATATATAATAATATAAATTATGATACATTATTATTTATAGCAAATTTATTCCATTTAATTTTAATCGAAAGTATTTCTTCAATTAATTCCTTACATACTTTTTCCATAAAAGATAGGAACATATTGGGCTCTTTTACATTATCTAATGTAATGCGAATAATCATAATAGATTTTAGAGGATGAGGACAAATATAGCCTATAAATTTGCAACGAATATTATCTATAGTATTAGTTTCTCTTACATATTTATTATGTACATAAGATTGAATAATATTACCTAGAGTATCATCTTCGTTTTCAATAATAAATTCATATGTTTCTTCTATATCTTGAAATTTTTTAATTTTAACTAATTCTGATATTTGTATATTTACTAATTCTTTAATCAAATTATTTAGCTTAGAAATAATAATATCTAATGCTTTAGGAATTAAATATTTAGGTCCCATATTTACATTAATATATTCAATATAAAACTTAAATTTAATAGGATCACCGTAATTATTTTTATAATAAGCTCTTTCTTTATCTAAAATATTATTGTATTTTTTTGCTTCTACAGGATCTTGAATATATGAAAAGTTAGCTAAAGATACAGGATTAAAGGAAGCATTATCGCGTCCTGTTCTTTTTACAATATTTGCGATTAGATGTAAATTCTCTCCAGGTTTAAGACGAGTGATTAATATATTATCATTAGATACTTTATTTGGAGGAAATAGCTCAATTAGTTTTGCTTTAGATAATTCTTTACCATTTAGAGAAGCTGTAAAATGCGAAGATTTAACATCAATTCTCTTATTTGTATTATTATCAACATTTAATTCTAATACTAGCGAATTATCCTCATAATTTTCAATTTCATCTGTTTTCATACATATGGGTATTAGACCTATTCTATGAATGATAAATTCATCATGAAGAGCACCTGAATTAAATTTAATTTCTACTGTAGGTTCTTCTTTATCAAGCTTTTCTCCAATAGCACCTATATTAGGTATATCTGTCAGAATAATTCTTCTAATACCATTTACAATAGATAAATCAATATTATGAATTTCAAAATTGTGGTTATTTGAAGGGTCTAATGGGTCATATACGTAATTATGAAACATTCTATTATTATATTAATATAATCTATTTTATATATCATTTTTTACATTTTTCAACAATTATATTATTGAATAATTAAAAATAATATGAATAGTTATTTAAAGTAATTTATAAATAAAACTAAAAAAAATAAATATTTATGTAAATTATTATAAATATATTTTACTATATCTTAGTATTTTTAGAATTTAACCATTCTTTATAACCTCCTACAAAAGCACCTTTATTAAATATCATAGGGAAATATTTATAAGGTATAATTGTATATTTTTCAATAAATTTATAAAAATCATCGCGTTCTCTTAATGTTTTTATGTAATTATCACAATTTATAATTTTACATTTATTTATATTATTTTTTATAAGAGTACAATATTTACAATTTGATATAGTGTATATAGTATATCCAGAATCACAAGGCTTAGTATATTTTTTCATTATCTATTTTATTTATTTATTTTGTTTTTTTCCATTCATCAGCTATTTTTTTCATTATTTGAGGTGCTTTATAATCAGGATATTTAAGTTTCATAGCTGGAAAATGTTTTTTTACAAATTTATTGTAAGGTGTTAAAACTCTTTTTTTAGCACCTCCTAATGATTTAGGCATATCATAAGAACTGCCACCTTTATTAGTTTTTTGTCTACTTCCTCCAGACATTTCTTGAGTTTCTGAAGTTTCTGAAATTTCTGAAATTTTTTCTACTTTATTTTCAAGTAAATGAGGAGATAAATGAGGAGGAGGCGGTTGATTGCCTTGTTGAGACATCATTGTAGAAGGCAAATCATTTTGATTTGACGGCATGCCATCATTCCCGCCGCGTTTGACAACACGTTTAGCTACACGTTTAGCTACAGGTTTAGCTACAGGTTTAGCTACAGGTTTAGCTACAGGTTTAGCTACAGGTTTAGCTACGCGTTTGACAATTCTTTTACCTCCACCTATAACTGCTGGAGGTACATTTACTTCTCCTAAATATTGAGGCATTACCGTCACACCTGGTTCAAGATTAAGATTACCTCCATTTTTTCTATTATTTTTATTAGCACCACCTAATTTAGCTCCGCATGTAGAACCGCCAACAACCATATATTATACTACTACTACTATATAAAGAAATTAATTTATTCTACTATATTATATTTTTCTTTAATTAATTTTTTATGCTTTTTACTATTTATATGTCTAAACATATGAAACTCTCTAAAACATACATAACTACAACCACATTCGCATGTAATTTTATTATTAATTTTTTTCATATTATATTCTTCATAAGCTTTTTCTCTATATTTAAATTGTTCTTCTATTGTTTTATTTCTACAATCATCGCAATATAAGTAATAAATTTTTTCCTCTATATTTTTAAATGAAAATTCGCAAAATTTTTTAATTTTATGACACTTAGAGCATTCCATAATAATTATTACTTTTTATGAAATGTCTTTCAATCAATTTTTATATATTTATATTTTTAGTATTTGAAAATAAACGCACATAATTTTATATATTTATATAAAGATGTAAATATAATATATATTATATGAAAATATTATTTTTTGGTAGCAGAGGATGGATTGGAAAACAATTTTGCGAATATCTAACACAAAATAATATAAATTATATTGAAACAGATATTCGAGCTGATAATGAAAAAGATGTTGAAAAAGAAATTATAAAACTTAATCCAACGCATATTATTTCATTTATAGGAAGAACTCATGGAGAAAATTATAATACTATCGATTATCTTGAACAACCTGGTAAATTAGTAGATAATATCCGTGATAATTTATATGCCCCTCTTATACTTTCTATATTATGTAAAAAATATAATATTCATTATACTTACATGGGAACTGGATGTATTTTTGAATACAATAATAATTTAGCAGAAAATGTATCCGAAGATATAGATGAAGAAAAATCACCAAATTTCTATGGTTCTTCATATTCAATTGTAAAAGGTTATACTGATAGATTACAGCATATGTTTAGTGAAAATACATTAAATCTCCGAATAAGAATGCCTATTGTTAATTACGACCATGATCGTAATTTTATTACAAAAATAACAAAATACGAATATATTTGTTCTAATCCAAATTCTATGACAGTTTTAGATGATATGTATCCTGTAATTTTAGATATGATTAAGAATAATATTACAGGAACATTTAATATGTGCAATAAAGGTGTAATTACTCATAATGAAATCTTAGAACTATACAGAGAATATGTAGATTCATCTTTTACATGGAAAAACTTTTCAATAGAAGAACAGAATAAGATACTTTTATCAAAAAGGTCAAATATTGAATTATCTTCGAAAAAATTATATGATTTATACCCAAATATTCCTGACATAAAAACATCAATTGATAATTGTCTTAAAAATTATTCAAAACTCATGTAATTTTTCTATTTAAAAGGATAAAATATACATATCAAACCTATACATATTAGTAAAAACCCGATTAAATTTTGTATAGATATTTTTTCATTATATATTAAATATGAACCTAACATTGTAAATACAGGAGCGCATGTATATAGTATAATAGAAAATATATTTATATTAATTTTTCCCTTTTCTACAACATAAATATATAATATATTTGCAATGTATAGAGTAAAGAAAAATATTACCGCTAAATATGGTATAAATTTACTATTTTTTATTAAATCTTCGTAAATACTATCTCTTTTATATATAATAATATAAATTATACTTGATAAAAAATATACGGATGCTTGTAACAAAATTATAATATATCCTGGTATATTTTTATTAATAATAATTTTTATCAATACTGGAGATATTCCCCATAAGAAAGTAATAATAAATGTTATCAAAATATAATTCATTATTATAATTATATAATATTCTAATTATACAATATTATAATATTTATTTAACATTTCAAAGTTATTTATATAATCATCTATACTTCCATCGTTCAATACTTCAATATTACAAGGAATTTGTTTGTATTCATTTTCAGATATATGCTCATTATCAGTTTTTATTAAGCAATCTCTAACAACTTTAATAACAACAATATTCAACCCCTTTATTTTTTCATATTCGTGTAGAAATCTTAAATCACTTATTACATATTTTTTATTTGGAATAATTCTAGATACCAATATATTCGCAAAAAAATCTCGATTTGTATTTGGTATAAGTTCATTCATCTTATATTGCATTATTTCTGTTCCAAAGAATTGAAGAGCTTTTCGTGGAGTTATTCCCCATCTTTCATCTATAATTTCTTTTTCATTTCCTATTCCATTATCTTCATCTATACCTACTTGTATATCATTAAAATTAAATAATTCCTTTACAGCTTTTTTTAATGGTTCAGCAAAAGATAATTTTTCATATTTATATTTATTAATTAAATATTTAGCAAGAACATCTTTACCGCTTCTTTTAGCTCCACATATAGCAATTATATTATACATTTATTTTTAAAAAAATACTATTTATAAATCAATTTTTATTATAAAAATATAAAAATTGATATTTAAGAATTATAATTTATAATTAACTAACTCTCATTATATATTAATGTTTTCATCAAATAATTGCTGGGATATTATGGATATTTATTTCTCAAAAGGAGGTTCTCCAGAATCATCTAATCCTTTAGTAAAACATCAAATAGACAGTTTTAATAAATTTGTTGATAATACTTTAGAACAAATTATTTCAGGCTTTAATCCTATTAAAGTAAAAATAACAAATCCTAAAAGTGATCTATCTATGAATGATAATAATTATAAAATTTCCATCAATATTCTCAATCCCAGTATTACAAAACCAAGTTATCAAATGGGAGATGGAACACATAATATTATGACACCTTATATTGCAAGAATGAATAATATGTCTTATTCAAGCAGTATATATGTTAATGTTCATATTGTAACCGAATATACTGATAAAAATGGTATGATTGCTAAGTTTGATAAGAATGTAAATGGTATTTATATTGGAAAAATTCCCATCATGGTTAGATCAAAGTTATGTGTATTAAACCAAATGAAAGGAATTTGTGAAGAAAATAATAGTGAATGTATTTACGATTTTGGAGGATATTTTATTATTAATGGTAATGAAAAGGTTTTAATTTCTCAAGACAGAATTAACGAAAATAAAACCTTAGTATTTCACCCAAATAATAATAATGAAGGATTATATGCCGAAATTAGATCTGTATGTAATTCTACATATCTTCCTCCTAAGACTACAGCACTTAATATGAGCGGTAAATTAAATCATATGGGTCGTATAATTCGCATTAATACTTCATTTCTAAGATCAGAGGTTCCTGTTTTCGTATTGTTTCGTGCTCTTGGTATTATTAGCGATAAAGAAATTATTCACCATATCGTATATGATACTGAAATTGAAGAGAATAAAAGGATTATTGCCGAACTCATGGCTTGTTGTGAAGATGCTTGTGATATTAAAACGCAAGAGCAAGCAGAAAATGTTTTAATTAAAATCATGAATGGTTCTAATAATAAAAATAATGAAAGTTCTAATAATAAAGTATTGTTACATAATAATCTAACAAATGATTTTCTCCCTCACGTTGGTAAAAGTTATAGGAGAAAAGCACTTTACATAGGATACATTATTCGTAAAATGATTAGAATATACTTGGGATATGATACATATGACAATCGCGATTCATATATTAATAAGCGTGTAGATAGTCCTGGTGTTTTAATGAGCAATTTATTCCGTCAATGTTATGGAAAGCTGACTAAAGAGCTTAAAGTAGCTATTGAAAAAGAACTAAATATGTGGCGCGGTAATTCTAATACCCCTCTATGTAATATTATATCAGATATTAGTATTCATAGATTTTTCAAACAATCTATGCTGGAATCGTGGATTAAATATTCATTTTCAACAGGTAATTGGGGAATTAAAAGTATTGGAAGTTTTCAGAATATTAAACAAGGTGTTTCTCAGGTTCTCAACAGAATGTCCTATGCTAGTACGTTGTCACATTTACGTCGTATTAATACTGCTATGGAAAAAAATGGAAAATTGGTTCAGCCGAGAAAATTAGATAATTCTCAAATTGGAATGATTTGTCCAGCAGAAACACCTGAAGGTAGTTCTGTTGGGCTTGTTAAAAATATGGCATTAAGTACTAATATATCGATTGCTATGAATAGTTTTCATATTAGAAATATTCTTATTGAATTTGGAGTAGTTATTTATAATGATACATATACCTCTACAAATGAAAAATCGGCAATATCATTTCTTAAAAATATGGGAAATAGCAATAATATTTATGTGATAGTTAATGGTGATATTATTGGCTATCATACTAACCCAATTGAATTATATAACAATCTTAAGCATTGTAAAAGAGCTAGTATTATTCATCCTATGACTTCTATTGTATGGAATATCCAGAATTCTAATATTATTATTAGCACAGAAGCAGGGCGTATGTATAGACCTCTTTACATTGTTGATTATAATAAAGATTTAAATAAAAGTGAGTTGCGTATTGAAAGAATTTTAAAAAGGAAAAATATGAAATGGGAAGAATATATTAAAGATAAGAGATTTGATTATTTTATTTCTCCAAATGAGCAAAATATTGACGACGAAGACCCAGAAAGTTATTTAGATACTGAAGGTTTCATTGAATATATGGATTGTGATGAAATTAATAATGCTATGATTGCCACATTTATTACTGATCTTGATGAAGGAATGAAAGGAACAGCATTACCTCCTTGCTATACTCATTGTGAAATTCATCCGAGTTTAATGAATGGTATTTTAGGTGTTAATATTCCATTTAGCGACCATAATCAATCTCCGCGTAATTGTTATCAATGTGCTATGGGTAAACAAGCTTTGGGAATTTACGCAAGTAATTTTAATAAACGAATTGATACTATGGGTAATATTTTGAATTATCCTCAAAAATCTCTTGTATGCACTAAATTATCAAAATATACTATGGCACATAAACTACCTTCAGGTGTAAATGCTATTGTAGCTATTATGACGCATACAGGTTTTAATCAAGAAGATAGTATTATGATTAATCAGTCAGCTTTAGATAGAGGACTATTTACAAGCACATACTATAAAGCATATAGAGATGTTTGCAATAAAAATCATAGTACTGGCGAAGAAGAAATATTTACTAATCCTTGTGATAAAACTGATAAAAAACCATATTGTTATGATAAGTTAGATGAAACTGGATTTGTTCCTAAAAATACTTATGTATCAGGAAATGATGTAATAGTTGGTAAGGTAATGCCTAAGAAAATTAATGGAGAAATGTCATATCAAGATAGTAGTTTAACAATGAAAGCAAATGATGACGGATATATTGATATGAATTATAATGGAGTAAATAGCGAAGGGTATAAATTTTGTAAGGTACGTGTTCGCAAAAACAGAAAACCTGAAATCGGAGATAAATGTGCCAGTTGTAGTGCTCAAAAAGGTACTATTGGGATGACATATAAACATCAAGATATGCCATTTACAAAAGATGGGATAGTCCCTGATATTATTATGAATCCTCATGCTATTCCATCGCGTATGACTATTGCTCAATTAATGGAATGTATTATGGGGAAAGCAGGATGTCATATTGGGGCATTTGGAGATTCCACGCCTTATAATGATTGTTCTGTAGAAGATATTGCTAAAGTTTTAGAAGAATCAGGAATGGAAAGATATGGAAATGAAATTATGTATAATGGAAGAACTGGAGAACAAATTAATACAGAGATATTTATTGGTCCTACTTATTATCAAAGACTTAAGCATATGGTTACTGATAAAGTACATTGTTTAACCGATAATCATGATGTATTAACATCTTCAGGATGGAAAAAAATTAGCGAAGTTAAAATTGAAGATAAAGTAGCAGTATTGAAAGATGATAAACTTATATATGAAAATCCTATTAAAATATATAAATATCCCGATTACAAAGGATATATGTATAATATTTCAAACAATATGATTGATTTAGATGTTACTATTGGTCATCGTATGTATGTGAGAGAAAATAATGGTAAAAAATATAAATTATTAGAAGCAAATAATATACAAGGAAAAGAAGTTAGATACAAGAAAAATAGTATTAATAATAATTCTGAAGATTACCAACTTCATATATTAGAATGTGATACTATCAATATGGAAGCGTTATTATCATTTATTGGAAGATGGTATGCTAATAATGGGGTATATATTAATAATGATAATTTGATAAATGAATATGGGTATAATTATGATAATAATGGTATTCTCAAATTTATTAATAGTAATGATAAATATTATTTACCAGATTGGGTATGGAAATTAAGCACGAAGCAATGTATGATACTTGTAAAAGCAATGGTTTCTGTAAAAAATCCTAATATTAATAATAATTTTGAAAATATGTATTGTACTTTTATCGAAAGTTTAGCAGATGATATGATGAGACTATTAATTCATTGTGGTTGGTGTGGTATTAAATCTAAATATAAAAACTGCTGGAAAATTACTATAATTAAACATAAAAATACTCCTCTAATTAATACTAGTAAAGATAAATCATGTAATGAAAATATATATTATTATCAAGGACCTGTATATTGTTTAAATGTATCAACAGAAATCTTTATGGTTAGAAGAAATGGAAAATCTGTATGGACTGGTAATTCAAGAGGTTCAAATGGACCAATTGTTATGCTAACAAGACAACCTAGTGAAGGAAGGGCAAGATCAGGAGGTCTCCGTTTAGGTGAAATGGAACGAGATTGCTTTATTGCTCATGGTACATCAAATTTCTTAGCAGAAAGAATGTTACATGTGTCAGATAATTATCGTATATTTGTTTGTAAAAAATGTGGAATGCATGCTAATGTAAATACTGATAAAAATATTTATAGTTGTAAATATTGTAATAATAATACAGATATAGCGCAGGTTAGAATGCCATATGCTTTTAAATTACTAAATCAAGAATTATATACTATGAATATTATGATGAGATATATTTGTAATTAGAATGAATTATATTATGAATTTTATTGTATATTATGAATTTTATTGTATATTATGAATTTTATTGTATATTATGAATTTTCTTCTATTTTTTATGTTTATGATATATTATATAAACATTTAATACTTATTTTATAAAAGATATGGGCGATAATTATAAATTATATAATATATTGGAAGTTAATAAAAATGCTACAGAAGATGAAATTAAAGTAGCTTATAAAAAAAAAGCTATGCAGTATCATCCAGATAAAAATAAGGATCCAGATAGTGCTACAAAATTTAAAGAAATATCAAACGCATATAGTATTTTGGGTGATAAAGATAAAAGAAATAAATATGACCATTGTGGAGATAATAATTATAATGAAGGAGGCAATGACGAGATGAGAAGCCATCGTGATATATTCGAAGCTTTTTTTAGAGGACATGAAGGGGGATTTCATGATAATTTTTTTGGTTTTGGTAATGGCGGTAGAGCAGGGCGCCAAGAAAGAAGACAAAGTAAGGCCGACTCAATTGAAAGTGTTTTTAATTTAAAATTAGATGATGTATATGAAGGTGTTAAAAAAGATTTAAATATTAAATTAAAAAAATATTGTACAAGTTGCAATGGAGAATGTCCAGATTGTGATGGAAAAGGTTTCATACATAGAATACAAAATATGGGTATTATGCAAACAGTTTTTCAATCACAATGTAACAAATGTGGTGGTGATGGAATAATTATAAGAGGAAAACCATCTTGTAAAATATGTTGTGGTAAAGGTACTTTTAGTAAAGATGTAAAAGCTACATTAATAATTCCAAAAGGTGTTAATGAATCATATAGAACAGCATTTCAAGAATTAGGAGAACAGCCAAAAGTAGATACTATGAAGCCTGGCGATTTGATAATAAGTATTAGAATTGAAGAACATCCGCATTTTATTAGAAATGGAAATGATCTACATTATAAAACAGATATTACTTTCATTAATTCTGTAATAGGTACAAATATAACAATTCCTTATTTCAAAGAAACTATTGAAATAAATACTAAAATTTTTGGTGTTATTTCAAATGGGAAAAAATATATGATTGAAGGTAAGGGAATGCCTATTCTAAACACAAATAATAAAGGAAATATGTTTATAGAATTTAATATTAATTACCCTAAAATTAAAAATGCAGAAAAAATAGAAGATTTAAGAATATTATTAAATGAAGTATTTATATAGATAATTTATTTTTATTATTATCTATAGCATAATATATATTATAAATAGGAGAAAGATTTGTATAATCAGGGTTATAACCATATTTTTTTACAAATTTTAATAACTGATATGCCGAAGGATCATTCAATAAAATTTTATTGTCATATCTGGAAATTACAAATGTATAATCCTCGCTTGTTATAACATTTTTATTTATATAATAAATTTTTTCCATTACATATTTTTTATCATCAATAGGATAGCTTATTCTATGTTCTATAGGATATCCATATTCTTTTTCTAAAGAATAATAGTAAAATGCTTGCCTATTTATTTCATTGTCGATATCATTATCATTATACGGAAAAATTACTTGAGATATAATATTACTGTTATTATTAAAAATAATACTTGTTGTTTTATTAACAAAATTGTATTGTATGTAGAATACATAATTATTTAATAAATTTTTTACATCATTTTTATCAATAACGTATATATTATATACATACGGATAATCTAAATTTTCATTTGCTTTAGTTGTAATGTCGATATCACGACATCTACTAATATTGTCAGCATTTTTATATATAGTATCATAATATATTATTAGTATTAAGAAAATCATTAGAATTAAGAAAAACAAACATATAATATGTTGATATATACTAACATTATATGCATTTTCATAAACTTTTGATAATGTATATAATATATAATAAGAGTATGCTTCAATAGGAATAATATACGATTTTAGCATTTCATTCATTATTTACTTTAATATAATAATTTTATATTATGTAAATATTTTATCATTATTATTTTTAGCATGCATAATATCATATATAATACTTAAATTATATTCATTATTGATAGCATAATTTTGGGTAAATTTTATTAATTCTTTTGAGGAATAATTATAAATTGGTTTATTGTTTTCATCTACACATAAAATTTTATATTTTTCAGGAGTTTTGAAAATTTCAGAACTTATGTTTTCTATAATTTCTGTATTATAATTTTTTAAATTAATATAATAAACATGTGGTCTTTTATCATCATAATTTTTATATTTAGTTAATAAATTATATATATATAATTTATAATTATCAATAATAAAGTCTGTGATATAATCAGCTTTAGCGTTTTTATCTCCTCTTTCTTTACATTCATTAGTTAATTCTTCAAGACTTTTAATACCATAATTTGATTTATATGTTTCTCTTTCAATTTTAAGACGATTATTAGCGTTCTCATCTAATAATGGATCACTTAATTCAGTTAATAAATTTTTTTTAATATGTTGTTTTATATTATTATCAACAATATTATTAAATTCTTCATAAATTTTTTCTGTTGTATATAATTTATTAAAAATTGAAATTTTGTCTGCTTGTATTGGTGGGTTACTTTCATCTTTTTTATTAAAATTATTAAATAAATATATAATTAATTTTTGTTGATATCTAATAATATTACGTTCATCTAAATATAAAGCGGCTTTATTATTTACAAATTCAATAGTTGTTTTTACTTTCATAAAATCATATGTTATTTTTATAATATGATTTGATATTTTAGTATCTAAAGAATTATTATCAATAACTATTATATTATATACATATGGTTTATTTTTATAATTATTATCCTCAATTATAGTAAGAATAGTTCCGCATTTAGATATTTTTTTTGCTTCAGAATATATATTATCCCAATAAAGTATAATTGATAATATTAATATAATACTTATGAAAAATATGTTAAAAATTAATTCATAGTAATTAAAATTATCACTAAAAACATTTTTAAGTTGATTATTATACATTTCAAATATTATGTTTATAACTTCATTTTTTTGTATATAATAAAATATTATAATCAAAATAGGGACAAATATTATAGAAATTATTATAAATATAATTACAATTATATATAAATCATTATAATTTATTAATACTATTAATAATATAACAAGTAAAGCAATATATAATTTATAATTAAAAGAATCTTTATATTCTTTATACGGAAATATAAAATTAAAAATTAAAATTATAAATAATAAATATATAATTTTTATAATTTTATTAATATTCTGTATTTCATTTAATACAGATGGATAATCATCTACCTTTATATAAGAGAGACTTTCAGCATATCTTGATGTTTCTGGAATAGTATTTAATAATTTTACATCCATTTACTTATAATAATTATAATTTTTTTATAATTTATGGAACTGCCTTTTTAATATATTCTTCCATTCCGTTATTTATATAAGTATTTTTAAAATTATTTTTTTCATATTCCTTCTTATTTGTAGAAATCTTCATTTTATTTATAATATTAGCCTCTACATTATGATTTTGAGCTTTAATATAGTTAACACTATAAATATCTCCTTTTTCGTAAAAACGTTTAGTTGAATCATAAAAATCCTTATCTATTTCTTCTACATAAGGACTATTTAGTTTAGATATTAATCTACTTATTTCGTTAGTAAATTTTTCTTCTTTTTTTCTGCTTGAAAAAAATAAAGCAATTGTTTGCATAAAACTTTTAAAAGTAAAATAAAATATTGTAACTTTAAATTCAAATACATCAAATATATCTTTTAATCTGACAAAAAATTCCCATTTTCTTGGTGCTTGCCTATCTGTAACAAAAGGCCATGGAATTATAGACCAAACCCAAAGACAAATTAAAAGGGCAATATAAAAAACTATCCATAAAACAGTAATTACAGCAAATAAAATATTAGCAAGTGATAATACATAAGGATTTCTAATAAAAAAATCGATTATGAATGAAGGAATTTTTATAAATGGCAAATCATCAAATATAGATTTCCATAACCATCTTAAACATGTAAATTTTATAAACCATATAATAGGTACTATTACACAATTATATGCTATAATTAACAAACATATAATCCATATTACTCTAATATACATTAGAAAGGTAGGGTTAAATTTAGAGGAAAATTTTTTAAAAAATTTAAATGATAATGCTCCATTATCATTGTTTGTATTTGCTCTTGTTTTTATCCTTATAGCCATATTTAAGCAATCCTATTTATCTTCTATATTTATATTTTTAATATTATATGTACTACAATAGTAGTTATTAATTTTAATTTTATTAATCAAATATATATTATAAATATGTATTAATAATTTTTCAAACACTATTTCATCGTATTCTAAAAAATATTTATTAAATATATTCTCTAATTTTATATCAAAAGAATTTTCATTCAAATCAAATAATTCATTTATGTCATTCTCAGCATTATATATATTATTTATAATATTTTTATTATAATTAGTTTCTTTAATGAATTCTTCAATTTTTATATTTAAATCCTTGAAAAAACACATTAAATAATTATTATTACCATAAAGTGCTATAATCAATTTTTTATTTTATATATAAAAATTTTATATATAAAAATAGAAACAAATTTATTTTTATATAAAAAATTGATTAAATTAGTATAATAATACTATTATGACTTCTTCTATTAAAAAGGTGTGTATTAATTCCACAAAGCATTATTATACAGGAACAGAATTATCTCCTTTACATTATGGATTATCTGCCGAAGGCTATGAACTAAATTCTGTAATGGAAGGTTATGATAAAGAATTATGGGTAGTAGATATTAAAAATAATAAGAAGGTGTGGGTTAAAAATGAAGCAATTATTAGAATAACACGTGAAGACCCAATAATTAATAATAATGAACCAATACAAATTGAAAATAATATTAATGAGAAAATAATTAATATTATGAATTCGAATAAAGCTGTTATTGATAATGAGAAAAATAATTTGAATGAAACACAGAGAGCAAAAGATAATACAAATAATATTTCTGGAGTATCTGATAATCTAAGTATTTTAGATAAAAAGAAATCTACTGATTATAACATATTTGTTAAATATCGTCTTAATCAACTTAAAGATATCAGCAAAAATAAAAAAGAAAATTTTAATAATACTAAAAATGAATGGCATGAACTTAAAAAAGATAAGGAAAAATTTAAAATAACTATAAATAATGCTAAGATATGGTATCTTGAGACATTAAAAACAACGGAAGATAAAATTGTATAATAAAAATTGATAGATTATTTAAATAAATAAGAATAATATAAAGTATATGAATATTATTAAAATAAACAAAAATAATAATATTGTACTTATAGATTGTAGCTATTATATATTTCATAGATATTTTGCTACTATGCGATGGTATAAATTTCAAAAAGATTTTATTGAAATTGATGTAAATAAAAATATAGATAATCAAGTATTTATTAATGCATTTTGCAAACATATTGAAAATGATATAAAAAAAATATGTAAATTTTGGAAAACAAATATTAATAATATTATATTATGTAATGATTGCTTGCGTAGTAATATTTGGAGAAATGATATATACGATAAATACAAGGCTACTAGAAATATAAAAAACAACTTTAATAAAAATATTTTTAGTATATTTAATGAATATATTAAAAAATTTGGATTACAATCTATTCAATCAGAAAGATTAGAAGGAGATGATATTATATATTTAACACATAAATATATTAAATCAAATATCAATACGAAAATTATAATTATTACAAATGATAACGATTTTCTTCAATTGTTAGATACAAATGTATTAATTTATAATATGCAATTTAAAGAACTTAAGGTTAGAGGTTATAAAAATGCAAACATTAATCTTTTATTCAAAGCTATTTACGGAGATAAAAGTGATAATATACCTAAAATATCACCAGGTATTACTAAAGAAAAAGCATTATTTATAGCTTCTCTATCAGAACAAGAATTAAATATGTATTTAACTGAAAATAATTTAATCGATAATTTTCAATTTAATATGTCTCTAATTTCATTTGAAAAAATACCCAAAAAATATGTAGATATTTATAATGCTAATAATAAAATAGTATTGGAATAATGATATAATTTCGGTATATATTTATGTATAAAATTTAATTATATTACGTGTAACATTTATGTAACAACATTATTTATATTTTTTTATTTTAAATAAATATTAATAATGATAGTATATAAATTAATTAAAGACTTAACAGAAGATGAAATATTTAAATGTATAAAATTACTAAATTCTAATTTTGAAAAAAACAGATTAAATACATATAGTAGTATTATATATTATATAATAGAGAGTAATATAATAGGTTTTGTTGGTATTAGTAATAATTATTTAAATCAGATATGTGTAAATATTAACTACAGAAATCGAGGAATAGCAACAGAATTAATAAATAAATCTAAGAAAATTTTAAAAAATACTATACATTTATTTGTTGATAAAAATAAATCTAACACTGAATATTTAGTAAAATTTTATGAGAAGAACGATTTTATTATAGAATATGAAAATGATATAGAATTTAAAATGATATATAAAAATTGATTAATATACAATATTATAATAAGTACTAATATATAATTAATGGATACAAATAGCATTTCCGTCTATATTGACGGATCGTGTAGCAATAATGGAAAAAATAATGCTAAAGCAGGATATGGAGTATTCTTTGATTTTGAAGATCCGAGAAATGAAAATGGTGTTGTTGATGGAAAGCAAACGAATAATACTGGAGAACTTACGGCATTTATAAGAGCGATTGAAATTTTAAAAGAAGAAATTAATGAAAATAAAAAAATAAATATATATACAGATTCCGAATATGTTATTAAATGCGCTGGTTCTTATAGTGATAAATTGCAAAAAAATAACTGGAAAACATCAAATGATAAAATCCCTCCTAATTTGAAATTACTGAAAAAAATATATGATTTATATAAACCAAATACAAGTACTATTAATTTATTTCATATTAAAGCACACACTAATTTATCAGATAAACATTCTATAGGTAATAGAGAGGCAGATAGATTAGCAAATATGGCAATTTTTACAGAAGAAGAAATGATATTTAAAGAATCTACGCATTCTAACAAAAATTACATTAATATTGCTTACACATATAAAGATGTTATAAAAAAATTAGGAGCAAAATGGGATATTAACAAAAAAAAATGGTATTACGATGATAATATTAGTGAAGATAATATTAAATCTATCAAGGAAATTGAAATATTAAGTGAAACATTAAGTGAAACAAAAAAAGTTAATAGAGATAATGATGGAAGCAATGAAGGTAATGAAGAAAAATATAATTCAGAAAATAATTCAAAAATATATATTAAAATTCCTTTTAAAAATAAAGATAGTGTTAAAAAATTAGGTGGAAGATGGGACCCTGAAAAAAAGTCATGGTATTATTTCTCGACATTAGATGAAAATAAAATTAAGGATATTATGAAACTTACTTAAAGTTATTTATAAATATATAATTTCATATAATATATATTAATGATTATCATGTATATATTATAATAAAATAAATTCCTTTATTTATTTCATTGAAATAATTTTTTTTATATAATTTACATTTATTAAAGGTAAAATTGGTGCACATTCCCATAAATGCGTTTTAAGAAATGTTTGAATTTCATAATTTACAGGATACATATGATATAGTCCATTATATTTATCTGTAATAAATGATTTATATTTATTACTATGAAGATTAATACTTTCTCTAGGCAATACTATTAGAAGTTGAATAGCAGGTTCAATAAAATTATTATTTTTATTTATAACTGGTTGTTCATATGCTATAATATGATTACTAATATCTTTCAATGTAGGTGGATAATTATACGGATAGTACCATTCACAATCTATATCATTACCTTTATAATATTCGTATACCCAATAAATACCTTTAATATAATTATTACATGAATTATAAATAACGGAAGAGTCAAGAGTAATATTATTATCAAAAATTACCTTATAATAATCTTTATGCCAATTACTGCTATTATTATATATAGTTTGACATAGGTGTGATTTATTTTTTATAGCATAACTATCGCTAGGAAGTTGAGATGTATTAAAAACATTTTTTTTAATATATTTATCACATATATTGAAAATATCTTTATCTTCAGTTATTGATAAATATTTAAATATATATTTCAAACATTCATAATTAATAGTTCCATTTGATACAAGAAGACCATTTTCCTTAATTGCATTTTTTGCTACATTTAGCAACTTATCACAACCATCTGTTTTAATATCTATAGTTAGCAAATGTGGAATAAAATCATTTCCAAGAATAGAACAAAGAGTGCAATAACTTTCAACTATGTCATTATCAATATCATTATTAATATCATTCTCATTTAATTCCCATACATATTTGAGTTCTTTTAAAATTGCTTCTCTTAATTTATCAATATTCAAATAATTATATACTATATTTTTACTTAATTTATCTTCTGTTTCTCTCATTAAATGAATATTTTTAATATGAGATATTAAAGATAAGATAATTAAATCAGCATCTAATCCATTAATTATAATGTCTTCATTATTTGATGTATAATTCTTTAATTTATTAAAAATTTTATGTTCACCTTCACCGCATTCATTACTTCCGCTATATACATATTCAATATTACGTGTAGAATACCTTATTTTATTATTTATAAAATTATTCATATTATTCATAAATAAGGTTCCTGGGGTTATAGAATTTGTATCCCATAGAGGCTTTTTAATATACTTTTCATCTATTTTATTTTTATAAATAGTTAAATATCTACGCTTTCTTTGTTGAATAATTTTAGCCATAGGTGCAACTCCATCGGCACATATAATATATTTTTTAGCTTTATAAGTGTCAATATATTCATCTATTTTATTTTGCAAACCCTCTAATATTTTTTCGTCGATCTCTTTTATATTATTATCTTCAGAACATATATTTTCATTTTTATCATTATAGATTTTAATAACTTGTTGTGCTACATTATGTATAATACCATTAAAATCTATACAATATATGTCTGTATTATTGGGTTTATTACTGTGTAGAATACCTTGATATTTTTTTGTTAATGAATAAAAATAATAAGGAATTCCCATTAATACTTTTTCTTATAACTATATATTTATATCATTATCAATTTTTATTTTTCTTTCTATGATAATAGAATAATATATAAATAATAATGAAGCAAGATACTATAAATATAAGTGATATCTTTTTTGGTTCAGACCAATCAAAATATGCCGGGATTGCATTATTTATGACAATAATAATACTATGTTTAATAATTTTATTTACAGGTAGCAAAATACCTATAGGAGAAAGATTTGTATTTGTATTATTTATACTAATAATATCTGTACCATCAATATTAATGTCTCTATTTGAATTAACTTGTATTGTAACTGGTGGTGACATTAATACTAGATGGTGGTGTTGGTTATTAGCATGGTTTATATCAATAGTAATAATATTATATTGTATTATGATAATTATATCCATGCTAATTTCAATGTCTAATTTTGAAATGGCAAATGATAGATTAGATTATTCTATAGAAAAAAATAAAGTAAATAAAGAGGACGCAGATATGTATGCTAAAAATATGTTAAATAATTCATCTGTGTTGCAAAAAGATGATTCTATGTATTCAGAAAATGATCAACTAGATTATAATCAACATATGGAAAAACATATGCATCAAGAACCCGAATATCAACAAATGCCTGAAAAAATGCCAGAACAACATTTATCGCATAACTCCGCTAATACTATGAATGAACAACAAATGCAACAACAAATTTATTCTTCAGTTAATAAGGTTCATGAACAAAATCCTGCTGAATTAGTTAAAGAATCAAATATACCTATTTATAGCGAACCTAAACACAATATAAACAGCGGAAATACTTTATCATTTCCTCAAAACTCTTCTGATTTATCAGGATTAAGCAGTTTTGATGATGATAAATATTTATCTATAGAAAAGGCTAACGTATCTGCTATAAATTATTCTAATCAATATAAACATCCTATAAATAATAATGTTTCTAATTATGATGGTTTTGATAATGATGACAAATTATCTCCTTATTAAATAATATTTAATTATTATTTATTTTTTTATATTATAAATTATTATCATAATATAGTAAATACATTTAAGAAATCTTTAATTATATATATTAATGTTGATATTTATAAATAATGAAAAAAATAAATGATGATAATAGTAAGAAAATAAATTATTTCCGCCCACAATGTTGTAGAAATTGTGGATTAAACGGACATTTATATAAAGATTGCCCTCATCCTATTATGAGTTTTGGAATAATATGTTATAAAATAGTTAATAATGATATACGATACATAATGATACAAAGAAAAGATAGTTTATCATTTATGGAATTTGTAAGAGGTAAGTATAATATAGATGATGCTAAATATATTACAAAATTAATTGAACATATGACAGATTCTGAAAAAAAGCTATTATTAAATAACACATTTGATAATATATGGAATTATACATGGTGTCAAATAAATTATAATCAATTTAAACATACTAAAGAATATTTGGAATCAAAAAATAAATTTGAAATTATAATGAATGATTATAATATAAAAAATTTATTATTTATAAAAAAAAATAATAATAACAATATAATATCTGAACAAGAATGGGGTTTTCCTAAAGGTAGAAAAAAATTAAAAGAAGCTGATGTCGATTGTGCTATACGTGAATTTTGCGAAGAAACGCAATTAAATAATACAGATATTGAAATTGATACTACTATAGCACCATTTCAAGAAATTTTTTTTGGAACAAATGACATATTGTATAAACATGTATATTATATAGCAAAAATAATAAACGATAATGCTGAAATTTCATTAGATAATAATTGTATAGAGCAAATTAGAGAAATACGTTCTTTAAAATGGTTTTCTGAAAAAGAAGTATTAGAACATATTAAGAACCATAATATAGAAAGAATTAAAATTTTCAAAAAAGCTCATTGTATAATAAATTATAAATCTTTAATCTAAATAGGATAATAATGGAAAAATGTCCAGAAGGAAAAGAAATTAATCCTAAAACTGGGAGATGTGTTATAAAATGTAAAGAAAATGAAGAAAGACATCCTATAACTAATATATGTATGCCAAAATGTAAAAATGGTCCTCGTGATAAAAAAACAGGGT